CTGTCTCAAGGCTATAAAGCATCCAACGGCAATCAGAGATGGAAGTAACATTACCATTTGAGTCGGTAGTTACTATAGCAATAGGGAGCACATTAATCGCCCATACTGAAGTTGTAATGTAAAGTTTGAAAGTTAATGTTTGTGCCGCAGGAGCGATTGTAGTGATCTCGTCGTTTGCAGCAGCACTCCAAATATATTTAGTTTCATCTGTTGACGAATCTGCAAATCTATTGTAATCTATACCTACGTAATTAGTGGAATTTGGAGCAAAAGATCCAGATACATTCGTATTCGTAGCAGCGTTCAGTACTTGATTTGGAGTACCTGTAGGAGTTTGAAAAATGGTCCCTGAGACAGAAGCATTGATGTTTATTACGCTACCCGGATCCACTACTAATTGGAGTCCGTTTGCAGGAGCTCCGATTGCTCCAGAGACTAAGATATTGAATCCACGAACGATGTACCCTTGGGTCGTATTCGTCCAAAGAGCGGTTACCATCGTATCAAAATCGTTACGAACCCCAGATTCTATCCGTCTGGCATCGCTAATGTTATAACGCTGTTCGCTTAATAGATTTGAGGTAGTTAATATGGCCATGTATTAGTCCTTAGATAATAAGATTGTCATTAAGGTTATATCGTATTAACTTGAATCTTATAGGTAGAAGTAACCTAGAGGTACCCGGTGGGCAAAACTAGAATTGGCCGCAAAGAATACAACACCATACAGGAATTTAAGCATAAAATTCAAGCACTTAAGCGTGAAAACGACGATTTGCGTAAACGACTGGCGAGAATAAAACTCGATGAATACGGTCAATTAAAGAAAACTATCAAAAAACACTATAAAAAGGAAGAAACTCAGCAAGGCAATGATATACTTGATAAAGTTAGGCAAGAATGGCGTTGTAAGGAACCAAATTGTGCTGGCTTTTTGGAGATTTTTTTGTATAATAAACTGAGCGAGACTTGGTACTTTAGACGCTGTAGTGAAAATATGTGTAAAAATAGAACGAAAGCCAAGAAATACGATCCAAATTCAGTAAAAGGCATCATCAAGAAAGAAACAAAAAGTGAGTAAATTCAAAGAAGGCGATGTAGTAATGGTAAGCACCTGTCAGGCAGGAACGATTTGTGGCTTTATCAATGGAGTTATGGTTTTGTTGCAAAATAAAGATATTTGGTACGGAAAAGAATCTGAATGCTGGGAACCGACTAGTCCAGAGGAATTAGCAGCCGCAAAATTAGATTTCGATCGATTTAAGAAGTAAAATCAACTATTTACATTTTTACTAACGATATTCTGAAATTTTTGAATATAGCGTTGATAAATAGTATATACGTAATTACTCAGTAATCCAATATTTGGCGTAGGGATTGGTTACTTTAGGTTGATAATAAATTTGACAAACATCAGTCATGCCTAAAGGATAAGCGTTATAAAGCCTTCTAAGCCATATTTTAGAAGCTAACCAACAAAGAAGACTTGTGGGGGCAGTCGCCTGAATTAAGTGCCAAGCAAGTCTCCTAGCATCGGTATTTCCAACATCGGTACCCATACAACTTAAGGCTATTACAAATGCAGCGTACCAATAAAATAAATGGGCGCTTAATCTGGCAAGCCAATGTAACGGATTCCATAGACTGGGAAAGGCTCCAGAAACCATACATGCTACTAATTGAGGCTGTCTGAGTAACCAGGCGTCCCAATTCCCGATATGGCCTGGATTGGTGCTATCCATAAAACCCAAATATTTTATCATTGCCAAAAGGAATTTGCGAGGAATTTTAGTATTTCTTAAATTTTTACATCCTGAAAGCACGCCATAATAATCGTCAACCGACTCCAATGAATCGATCTGAGTGACAGGAACTCTATTTAAAATTCCTTGTGGAAAAATACACTGCTCGATTTTTTGATTATAGTCAATTTTGTCCTGATCGCTTAACATGCTATTTTTTGCAAGAATTACGTAGTATTCTGCAGTGAAACAGGTGCCATTATCCGAACCCTTACCTGTTGATGGTTGAGATTGTGGGTTTGGGGCCATTAAACCGTTTCCATCGATATAAATACAAAAATCAGAACGAAGTGTCATATCTACTTAAGATTGCAGCCCTTTAAAGACCTTGTCAAATGCCTATATGTCAGGTATTATATGTTATGGAGGTATTGAATGAACTATTATTCAATCATTTTTTCTGCAGCAAAGGCTGCTAAGGTATCGGGACTGCTTCTCTACGCAATCTGTGGATACGAATCAAACGATTTCACCCAAACGTATGTAGCCCAAGATCACGGATCTCCAAGTGTAGGAATCTGTATGGTGAAATTAAATACAGCTCAGATGCTTGGCTATAAAGGTACATTGGTAGATCTACAAAAACCAGAAGTTAACGCAAAGTATGCTGCTCTTTATTTGAAATACCAACAAGATCGTTATGGATCTGATGATTGGTGTAAAATTTCTGCCGCTTATAATTCGGGAAGTTTCCTTGAAAGTAAGAAGGCTCCAGGAAAACCAAAAAATCTAGAGTATGTAAAAAGAGTTCAGAAAAAACTTGCCGAGGACATAAGAGACAAGTTATCATGTGATAAGGAGTAATATGAGATATTTCACTTCAGATCCCCACTACTACCATAAAAATGTCATTAGATATTGTAACCGCCCATTCACCAGGAATGTCGATAAATTAACGGAACTAACTGGTGGATTTGCTCCAGCGTTTGAACTTAATTTGGCTATCGAAAGAGATGTCGTGGAAATGAATGGGGCTCTCATAGCTAATTGGAACTCAATAGTGACTCCAGAAGACGAGGTTGTTGTAGTTGGAGATTTTTCCATGGCTTTGAGGCCTGTTGAACTATATACGAATCGCCTCAACGGGCGTAAAATTCTCGTTGCTGGAAATCACGATTTTTGTCATCCCGCACATAAAAAATCCAAGAATCCAGAAAATCAAAAGAAGTGGACCGACAAATACCTATATTGGGGATGGTCTGAAGTACACCTAAAAATGGAATTAGATCTTCCCGGTATTGGTTTGGTCAATGTATCTCATATGCCATATAAAGGTGGAAGCGATTCAGGTGACGAAGAACGTCACGAAAAGCATCGATTGGATGATGACGGAAAAATTCTTATTCATGGACATATTCATGAAAAAGGATTGATTACAAGATCCCGTAAAGGAACCTTACAGTTAAATGTAGGCGTAGATGTTTGGGGCATGAAACCAGTTTCTGAAGAAGAAGTAATTAGGGCTATTTTAAATGCAAAAAGAAATTAAGCCAATTGAAATTTTCACTTCTTTGGATTTGGAGATGAACAATAAAGAAGGCAAGAAGATCATTCAGATTGGTGCTGTTGTGGGGAATATCACGACAGGCGAAATTTTAGAAACACTATCCATAATTGTAAACCCTAAAGAGCAACTTACCGATTTCATAATTGGACTTACTGGAATCACTCAAAATGATGTTGACAATGGCGTAACTTTAGAAGAAGCTTATTTAAAATTAAAAGAAATGCATTTAAGACACAAAAGTTTTATTAATTGTATCACTTGGGGCGGAGGAGACTCACACGAACTTGCAGAACAACTCCTGAAAGAGAATCCAAATTTTACGGGCTGGTATTTTGGGCGTCGTTGGATTGATGCAAAAACCTTATTTGTGTCATGGCGTTTTGCAAACGGCCAACCTATTCAGGGTGGTCTTGCCCGAAGTATGACAAAAGTTGGACTAAAATTTAAAGGTCGTAAACACAACGCTCTAGATGACGCCACAAATACGTTCCATATGTATAGAGCGATGCTTGGAAAACTTAAATGAGTAAATTGGTTAGACTTCTAAAGCTTGCCCACTCAATTGAAATTGGTGCGTACCATGCCTATGAGGGTCACTGGCGTAACACCAAAGATCCGACAACACGAAAGAGATTGCAAGAAATCCAAGAGGAAGAGAATTTCCATAGGCAGCAAGTACGCTTCATGCTCAGCGAAGTAAAATCTAGTCCCAATTTCTTTCTAGATTTTTCCATGTATTTGGTGGGGAAATCGGTATCTGTATCTTGCTATGTTATGGGATATAAAGCAGCAATGTGGGGAGCCAAGATCTTTGAAATATTAGGTTCAAACATTTACCGAAAATTGTCGAGAGAGGCTTTTAAGGAAGGACACTGTTTTATGTCCAATCTTTTATACAAAATGAATAGGACTGAATTAGAGCACGAAGAGTTCTTCAGAACGTGTCTTATGAAAGGTCAAGAGGCCAAAAAAGTACTTGACCCATAAAATCAAAGTTCAATTTATATGTGCTCTTAACTTGGCCAGATTCATTAACCTTAGTAATTTTGGCTTTTGGAATACTCCAAATAGTTTCCCCTGTAGAACGATCTTCTAAACGAAGGCTAACATAATTTGATGCCGCAAGATCGGAAAATAAAGGCCTCAAGTTTTGCCCTTGAACACCACCGGATTGTTTTACCCTTAATCCTCTCACTGAGCCTCTGGTGGCCACTTGACCTCCTCCAGCCAGTTCTTGGGGATAAGGGGAGTTGATACCATAAATGGCGTATTCTCCAGTATCAAGTTCTAAAGTGACGCTTTGTGCGACTTTATAAATTTGATTATTAACATACAATCTAACCAAAGCTCCTGATAAAATTATACTTTGTTGTGCCATAAAATTCCTTAAGGTCCGTACACATACGAAATTTCATTCGCTCCAGGTATGGGACTTTCCCAGCCGCCCAACCCAATTGAGTTTGGATACAGCACCGTGTATATGACGGTTACACCGGCAGCAACGATAGTATCAATCAAGTTCTGTGCATATACCCGACCACTTGCTGTATCTGTCAAATATGGCTGATAGGCACTTCCATCTGTAGGAAGTACAATTGGACTTTTGCTCGCAACCAATAAAACAGAAGCGCCTTCAGCATGAGCCTGTTGAATGAAATATGCTGGACTAATCAACAATGTTCCACTTGAAGGAGCGGCAATATACGGAATTGGTCCTTCTTGATCGCTACATCCATAATTGATTATTAAATACCCTGTAGTATTTGGAAAATCGGTAGAATTCGCAACATTAATGATCTGTCCTGTTTCGCCATTTACTGCGGAAGTTAGCGTTGTAGAGGCCCCACCAATTGTAAAGCCTTGGCTCGTATCATAGATATATGGCCCTAAAGTTGTTGGTTGGGACGGTCCATTATCGGATGCTGTTGAAGCCGTTTCTGATATCAAAATAATTGCATTATTTGATATAGAAAGGGTTAAAGTAGGAGCCGCTATAGCGATTGCGGTATAGGCACTTTGGGCTACTGTATTTGCGGTATCTTCAGGATTTGCACTAACTTCAATTCCGGTAAATCCAGGTATCGCTGGATCAGTATTACTTCCACCAGAAACATTAAACCAAACATAGTATTGGTTAGAATTTCCCAAATCGCCAATTAAATAGTAACTTCCGGCCCCAATCGTATTAAAATTACTTGCAGCTTCAAAAATCAATTGAGTCTGTGGCATTTCAGAAATACCGTGTAGGTGGGCAGATCCAATCCTGGTTCTTTGGATTACCTGTGTTGTAGCCGGAACAAATATTTGTAAGATATTGGCTTGAGTCTGATATACGGCAGCATAATAAGATTTACTTAAAATAGTTTCCCTGATTGGAACGAAAAATTGAATAGCAGAATCTATTCCTTGAACAATAATTCCAGGACTTCCTGTTGGATTGTTAATCTCGAAATATGAAGAATTAATTGCGCCACCTTCGGCAGATACAATAGTATAAGTACCTTCATTATTGGAAGATGTAAATCCACCACCGTAAATATTTACATACTGTCCAGGTTCTACATCGCCAACCCCAGGATCTGCGCCGCCAGTCCAAGTAAATCTTAAATTCCCACCGGGCTGTTGGGAAATGGTCCATTGCGTAGAAAAGTTTCCTGCTGTCGGAACAGTTGCTGGGAAAAGGAGTACGTTTTGTGCTCGACCTCCATAAACCGTAATGGAAGAGGAAGCCCCAATTGTATCACTAAGCAACTGAACATAATTACCATTACCATCGTTATTTAAAATTGCGCTACCGGAAACACCTAAATTGCTTAGCCCAATTGAAATTGCATTAGCTACTTCTTGTGCGGTTGCCGCTGCTATATTTGTAAATTGACTAGTAGAAAAAGTAACCGTATAAGTTCCAGTACCATCAAAATTGATCATTAAGGTATCGCCATCTTGAAGGGCATACGGCTCAAAATTCTGAGAATTACTAGTTGTTTTTACGAATTGATCACCAAAAACGGCGTCTAAGATTTTGTTGATTAAATCGCGTACCTGTTTTCTGTTTTTGACTTGAATTCCAATTGTTCGAAAGATATCATCGCTAAGACCAATAGTTGGGTCTCTCACGATACCGTAGTTGGATAAAACTAGATCTAAATAGTTGCCTTGGGCAGTTGCTACGTAAAGACTGTCATTTACTGCCTGAACGTTGTTTACTAAATAGGCAGAATTCGTAGCCAAAGCATTTAATACGGCATCGACTTTTGGACCCTTCATAAAAGGATTCAAGTAAGAACGCAGTCTTTTGTATTCTTGTGCTTGTGTTGTTACTGCCATATTATGAGCCTATCAAAGAAACCGAAATATCTGAAATTTGATTTGCAATGAAAGCTTTCTCGCCAGTTACTAACTGAATCTCATCTGAAGCAACTGTGTAGGCAGGATTTGTGATCACAACAGATATAACTCCAGGAATTGCTCTAACTGCTTCAACGATGGAAGACAAATCGATACTTTGACCTAACGGATTAGATTGAATGAGGGCATATACAGTAGACTGAATTTGGCTAGTAATTTGCGCAAAAGACACGCCGATATTTGTCCTGATTGCAAGAGAAATCTGAATATTCTTTAAAAGCGGTTCTCTAATGAAAATATCTGTTCCTGCGGCATTTACACCAGGATAAGTAATAGAGTCTCTTGGATCTCCATAAATAACCCTGTTTGCTTCTCCAATAAGACCTATATCGAAATTGTAACTATCGATACCACTTCTAAAAGTTGTTGGAAAGTTTAATTTACCTAAAGATGTGAGCCCTACATTTGCAGATAAATTAATTTTATCGTATTGTGCAGAAGTATTAAGCACAATATTGTTAAAATTAGTTGTTCCAGGCTGAGGAGAAATATACGCAACTTGTTTGTATCCAGTATAAACTTTTCCTTCTTGCACAGACAAAGAAACTGAATTTGTGGATAGATTGGTATTGTATTGCGTAGAAACAACACCGGCAATAATTGCCGTAGTTGGACTTAGAACTTCAAGGATTTCATAGGTTCCAGCATTTCCTGTACCTAAAACCGATCCATTAATTACTAACTTATCGCCAGGAATAGTTGCGTCATATTGGAAAAATTGGATTTGCGGTCTACTTACAGAGAAGGTAACCGCAGACATGCTAGATTGATTAACGGCTTCTGGACTAATTACGGTTAAGAACGATTCTTGCCCTGTTTGAGTAACAACAAAACTGAAAGCTGCTGGCATCGATACATCAACAGGAGAGTTAGTAGCAGCAGAAACAGTATTGGTAGCCGTAACAACATTAGATGCAACAGATACGTTTATTGCAGTCAGATGTCCGTTAAGGGCATTGTATAATTCGTTTGCTACAGTAGTAGAGGAATCGGAAGCGTTAATGGTTACTTCGATGCCAGTAAACCCAACAGGTGCTGGATCAGTATTACTTCCACCAGAAACATTAAACCAAACATAGTATTGGTTAGAATTTCCACCATTATAGAGTTCAAAATAATCAGCAGCGCCAGAAGAAGAAAATGTACTACCGGCTGGCATAGTGAATTGAGTAATTTGTACCTGTGAAGGTCCAGAATTTGTAACCATGAAACTGCCTTGGTTATCGATATTAAATCCAGTTCCAAAAGTAACAACATCTCCTGGTAATACGTTTTGTAAATTAGGAGGTGTTCCAGTCCCTGTCCAGACCAATTCTTGTGTGCCTAAAGAGGTGACTACATTGAATACGGATGTTGAGTCATAACCAGTAGAAATTGGATTAACTACGCAAGTAATTTCTTCTTCTATTGCATTATCATTTTCGTACCAGATACTGTTGTTAAACATTCTGATAACTCTATAAGTTCCTTGATTTAAAGGAGAGAAAGGAGAGGCAAGAATTACGCTATCTCCTTCTGAAACAGAAGAAGTTGAAGTAAAGGCTCCTGCAGCAATTGCAGTACCACTCTCAGCCACTGCATTTGGATTAGATACAGTAAAAGAATTTCCTGTAAGACCTTCTACAAAGAAAGTACCATTATTGCCTGCATTGGCAGCGCCAGTAACAGTAACTAAATCGCCGATTGATAACTCAGAAAAATTTGTATTTCCAGATGCAACGGTATATGTTCCAGTAGCGGATACATTTAGGGTCCATCCTCCAGAATCATTAAAATTTAAATTTGTACTAAAATTAGGAGATGATCCAACACCATTCCAACTCAAACAAGCAAGGGATCCTTGCTTTTCAATTCTGAAAGTGTCACCCTCTACCCTTACATAATTTCTTGGGCTACCAAAGTAAAGTTGATCCGCTGTTTGGTTTTCCAAAATAACGGTTGATTCGCCAGAAATTGGGGTATTGCTTAAAACAGTAACGCTCGTATTAGACGAGAAACCGGTATTCTTATTTTGATAATTTTGTGCCGCTGCTCTAAACCATTGATCGCTCGCCACAGCTTGACTTGCGATACTATTGGCAGAGAATATCATTTCGTTATTGCCTAACAACTCTCCAGAAGTAAGAACTGGCACAACATACTCATTACCGCTTCCGCCCACAATTTGAATTGATCCTACAGATCCAACTGTATTGGTTGCTAATTGGAGATGCGTACCTCTATCAGAAACTTCAACATTTCCTACGGTAGTAAAGCCAGTTACTGCCAAAATAGACCAGAATTTCTGTACTTGATCCATTGTGGTTGGGACTAATACCACTGTGTCTCCGGCATTAAAAGAATATCCTGTATCGCTTGGATAGGTTAACGGTTTTTTAAAGGTAAACTGAGGAGTTACACCAATAGAAGAGTAAGCGATTGTTGTGTCTCCTACTCCACTTCCACTTACTTTAGTAAGCACTCCAGATGCTGGCGGAGTACCGATTGATCCAGTGGTGGTAAGGGATGTTCCAGCACTAATAGAAGATGTGACCGTAAAATATTGTAATTGATTATTACTATTGAAAGTTGTATATACTGCTCCTACAGTAGCATTCGCAGCACCAACAGCAAATACATACTGACCATCATTGGCAATCCAGTTAATCCCGTCTTTCAAGAAATAAAATGGGATCGTGAATCCACTATCTTCATAGGTACTTAACACAATAATACCTGAACCAGAAGTTCCGCCATCATTCACGATTGTAGTCGTAAAATAATTAGACAAATTTGCGTTCACATAAGTATTAATTTGGGCTGCAGTAGTTGGAGATGATTGGTAAAAATAAATACCATTCAAAACACTGGTCGTAACATTGGTTTGAGCAACTGCAACTCCGTCAGGTCTTTGCACTGTAAATGAAGTTGAGGTTGGCGCAAATCCTGCAGCAGTTGAGATCCTGAAAGTTCCAGTATTATTTACATTAAATCCAGTAGAAGGCAATATCGTTACATATTCTCCACCAGACAAAGTAAGTGCTGGAGATGTACCGGTTCCACTAAAGGAAAATGAAGAGAAAGTAATGGTGGTATCACCTGTACCACTAGTTTTCGTTAATGTTCCAGAAGCGGGAGGCGCCCCATTAGATCCGGTAGAAACTAAAGTTGTGCCGCCAGCTATCGTAGTAGTTACAGTAAAGTTTTGGCCGTTGCTACTTACATATGTGGCACCTGCAGTTGCGTTTGCAGAACTAACAGTAAAGGTATATTGGCCTGCCCAATTATATGTTACTTGATCGATTCCTGCTGTAGGAGTGTTTGGAGTTATAGTAACATTCCATTTCGTATTCGAGGAAATATTTGTTGTAATTGGATTTCCAGAAGCCAAACTAATTTGTACACTTACATTGTTTGCTGAAGTAACTGAGATACTAGAATTAATAGCCTGATTAGCCGAACTTGGATAGACATAAGAAACATTTATATACTCCCCGCTTGCTCCCCAAGCAGTAGATCTATAAAGAAGAGCTGTTTGGGTGTTTGATCCTTGCAATACATATTTTGCTTGCAATAACGCTTTAAAGTTTGAAAAGTCAAACCCAGTGAAATTGGTAGAAAAGCTAGCAGTTGGTCCAGTTGCGGTGTCGTATGCATTAAAACTGTAATTGTTTATTGCGTATGTGCTATTTACTAACGCATTTCTATAAAGAGGAAGAGTATAGGTCTCACCAAGGGTATTATTGTCTACAATTACAACTACAGAATCGTTATATCCAAAATCCAAAGGATTTGCTATATAAAATCTGTCTGCCACTCTTAATCTACGAACATCTGGGTATTCTGGTAGGATTGTAATGGCACTTCCAGCCGTTTCTGACATCTGAACGGTTTCACCGGAAGGCTGTTCATCATCAAGAATGGTTCCTGGAACTATTCCGTATGGGTTTAGGAATTGAATTAGTTCATTAGGGTCAAAAGAAGATACCGAAATAGCTGAAGAGAAATTGGTTACATAGGTGTCAATCGGTTCAGCATATGAATCAGAACTGATTGTTGAATGAAAAAACAAAGGAAGTTCTGCTTGGGCAGACTGAGTCTCATAATATGCAATTAATGCACTTTGACTTACACTATTAAGTCCGCTCTTGAAGTTTAAAAGAGATCCGGCAGTATCAGAAGTAACTACAGTAATTTGTCCATTTAAGTCATCAGAATTCGAAGTAATGGTAATGTTAGTATTGTCAATAATATTAAATTGTAATTGATCGGTTTGAGTTTGTAGTTCAATAGCAATTGCATTCAGTGTTTTGGTTCCTGCTTGAACTCTAAATTTTTGCGGAACATTGCTGGTTCTTACGACAGCAAAGCCAGAAATATAAGAATTATTTGCAGAAGCAGAAGCTATAGCGTATTCTGCTGCGGTAACTTTAATATCTAAAGTGCTACCAGTGTTTGCATGAACTCTTCCTTCGAGTTGATCCCCAGACGGTACTTGAGGAGACCAAACAATTACATAGTCTCCCGGTAATACATTTGAGAATGCGGAAGAAGAATTACTTGTATACCTAACAGTATTTGAGCCTACAAGTGTTACCGACAAGAGAGATCCCGAAATAATAGTCGGTATAAGAACTGCATTTGTATCAATTGAAATCCATATGTGGGCATCTGACGAAAGCGTTAAGGAGCCTGAAGAAATGGCTGAAGATTCGATATTGGCTTGGGTAACTGGAGTTCCTGCAGACAGAGAATCTCCCGCAACTAATGCTGTTACTAATTCAATTTGGGCTGTGTTTCTATCTAATATATAATCCGATGCTACCCCTTTAGAGAAAAGATCGCTAATGCTGATGACGCCTTTTGCAATTAAAGAAGTGGGATTTGATGCTGGAGTACTCACTACCAACAGAGTGCCGCCACTAATAGTAACGCCTACGGTAAATGTAGCGCCATTATTGGTATAAGTGGCTCCAGCAGTAGCGTTTGTACTGGATACTGTAAAGGCATATTGCCCATCAGATAATTGTAAGAAAGTAGAATAACTAATTGATGCGTCTCCACTTCCACTTACTTTAGTAAGCACCCCAGGACCTGTAATTGGGGTGTACAGAGTATTAACGATATTAATCTGAGCTCTATCAATTGCTCCTAAGTTACTGGTAATTTCAATTGTAGATCCCACAATAGATGCGGTGATGCCGGAAACTACGCTATTTAGAACATTTACCCAAGATTGTAGGCTGTTTGAATAGGAAAGGGTCGTATAGGTTCCTTCAGCAACAAAGTCGGCATCCGTTAAAGTATAAGTAATAGGGCTCGTTCCATCAACTCCAATACTTAAAGTTTCTCCAGAAGCTAGAGTAGGAGACCAAAGACTTTGTTCTTGTGTAAAAATTGATGCAGTAGACCCATCTTCTGTTAGGAGTTTACCGTTCTTGTAAAGCCTTAAGGTTTCTGCTATTTGTGAAGGGAATTCCAAAACAGAGTTTGCATCTGTTACAGAAGAACTTGCGGGAGTTGTGACCTGAATCTTATTTGTGACTTCATCTTCTGGTCTGATAACTACATATGTTCCGCCACCAGCAGTTACTGCCTCAAAATTAAGTAGTGTATCTGCATTTATGCTTGCGCATACTTCATATGCAGTTGCACTACCAGGATTCGCGAAATCGGTAGATGCAAAAGTGTGTTCGTAAGTAATATTACCAACAACAACCGTAAGTACCTCACCGCCAGATAAAGCAAAAGGTTCTAGCGCTACAGTTTGAAGGAAAGCCTTGGTTACAGAAGTTTGTTCTCCGCCAGTAACCAATTGAAAAAATTTCTCTCCACCTAAAGCTGAGTTTACGATGGTCTCAATGGCAACACCGGTATGGGTTGCTTCTAATCCAGCCCCATTATCAATATAGACAGTAGTATTTGTAGCCGAATTCAATACGTCCGTACTTACAATTGTGTCTGATCCAGTTGGGTCTTGGACTCCTTGAAGAGCGGATTCAATTGCGGTAACGGTACCTAGACCGGTAGAAGCTAAAGCATTCTTGATGTTGATTCTTAATTCGTCATCTGTTTCAGTATCTAGCCCTGTAGTAATACCAAGCGGATTTGTTACAAAGGCATTTGGAAGACCGGTAGGATTCCCAGAAAATTCAGAGATTGCACCTGCAGGAACATTCGCTGCGGATCCCGGTAAGACGGCGACGATTGGAATATTGGTTACAGTCGTTTCTCCATCTAAAATAATTCCACTTTGGGTTACAGAATATTGAATATCTGGAGTTGTTCCAATTCCTGGACTAATTACTATAGTGTTTACTGGTACGGTTCTAACGCCACCTTGGGAAAGAATCACTGTCTCGCTGATATTATGAAATTTTGTAGTTGGACTATCTAATGTTATTTCCCAAAAACTTCCAATTTGAACTGGTGGGGCCTTATAAGTAAATGCAGTACCATTGGTCGATGCCGTATTGCTGATATGGATCTGACTTGAAGAGTCAATAGAAGAAATTGTTGTTCCAGTTGGGATTCCGGCTCCAAAGACAGTAAATCCTACTAGTAAATTGGCCGTAGAAGGGATTCCTGAAATAATATTGGACGCTATAGAACTAACTCCAGTAAATCCAGTAGAGTTCGCTCCATAAGAAATGGGACCTTCTACGTTAACACTTCCTCGACCGATATAAATTGCGCCTGTGGCAGGAAAGGAAGAGGCATTACTTACAAAAATAGTGGTAGAGCCAGCGATTGGGGGATTCGCTCCTGCATAAATTAGAGTAGATATTTTTTGAAAAGAAAGATCGGTAACTGTTACGAAACTCGTAGCAGCGGAAGCTCCAACAACCGGAACATTGAATTCGGCGGCCAAATTCTTTAAAGCTGGTCCAGTAGCACGATCTAGGTTGTAATCTCTTAAAATCTGGAATATGTCCCCACTTGCACGGGCTACCATAAGAGCAACAACTTTAAAGAAACTTACGTTTGCCGACCCAATGTTTAGATCGTTGATCCCCAATGCAGACGCATAACTACTCGATGATTGACCAAGTAAGTCTTCATAGGACTGGGGCTGTGGTAAAGACGAACTTGGGGGAGTTGGGCTAGTTGCCATTTAAAAACCTCTTATACAGTAAGATTGAGGGTATGTAAGTCCTCGTATATATTATATCGCCAGAAAATTCTTAAAATCTAATTAGTTGTAGGTAAAGTAAAAGCAACCGGAAAAACCCCTTGAATTCCGGCTAGTTGAACCAATAGATTAATTCCCAAACTAGGTCCATTTAATGTGACCTGTAATCCGTCAACTGCGGAGAACCTTGGGTCTGCGGTAACCATATTTACGATTTGTTTGTAAATATCGGAAGCCGTTATGTCGGATACAGCCGTACCTGGCTTAACACCTAGCCCAAACGTAGGATCTGTTAAGGAAGTACCCAATTGTGTGCCGAATTTGATGTTTAATGCCTGTATAAGGTTGGTAATACCGGCAGCAAGCCTAAAATCACCTGTATTGGTCGTAGCAAGGTCCCCAGATGGGTCGAGTAACCAATCAACCTTACTTAATCCAACCAAATTGACGTTGGCTACGCTTGAAGGAATAGAAATCTGGTCATAGGCCGGAGTCTGCAAGTCACTAGGTACAAAAATAACATTTTGGCTATTCACCGTTCCTGGCAAATATGCTTGTATGTATGCGCTATCAGCAATCGTATAGTTGTCCAAATTAGATAAGCCGTCCAAAGTTAATAGAAAGCTAGTTTGTGAAAGAGGGACAATATCCAAAATTGTCCTAGCGGTAGGAGATTGCGTACTAGAATTTAAATAAATTGTTTGTCCGACAAACAAGTCTTGGCTAGCACCTATTACAATATTTCTACCATTTGCATTTGACAATAAGGAGTATTGAAATCCATTCTCGTCAATATAGGGCTCTCTTAATTCATTCAGGGTCACAATCTCAAGCCACCGTTGCGAATCTCCCAAATATCTTTGAGCAATTTGCTCAACATTTAATCCAAATGGGACTGGGACTTGGATTTTAGAATTCGATATAGAAAATTCAATGCCTGAAGTAGCGGCCAATGCATTCACGTACTGCATGTTATTTAATATTTGGTCGTTATCTAATTGATTGGTTGCAGTCAACAAATCATAAGACTCCACTAAAGCATAGAAGGTTTGTAGTATATCGAACTCGTCAAGAGTCATTGGTTGCGTTCTTACTAATGGAGGCGGTTGATTGAAAAGGGTACTATAGTAAGAATTTCCTGCACCAAATGAATTTGATAATTGAGTACAAAGAGTCAAAATAGTATTTCTCATATTTTGCAAGTCCTGTACCGTAAAGTCATTTACTGTATCAAGTTCTGTTTGGAGCGCATTTTGTTGAGCATTATTTAAACTCAAACTGTTCACTGGTACCTGACTCATCAGCATAGGATACTGTAGCGGACTAGAAAAAACATTGTTTGATGGATTTAAGGTTGAAGAAACAGTTGCAGAATTTCCGAGTTGCCCATTGGCAACAGCAGAAGAGGAAAGCCCTTCATTTGTCTGATTTAATTGCTGAATTTGAGACAATTTTTGGGTTGTTACTGAATCCGTGGCTGCATTTCCAGTTAGATTATTTATATTTAAAGTAGCCAAAAAATTAGAAACTGTACTTTTTGCATCCCCAACAAGTTGTGATGGTAAGTCAGAAACTGCCAAAGCTACTCCTGCTAGTTGCTTTACAAGAATTCCTGTTTGTCTTATGATATTCAGAACGCTGTCAACATCTGAACGCACTGCACCAATTAAATTATACGCTGCCGCTGCAGTATTTTGAGCCGCACTTATAGTGTTTAATATTTTTTGTAGAATGCCAGGACTGAGTGGCGTAACTTGAAGAGCATTAAGTCCCGGTTCTTGATTTAAATTAATTCTTCGCCAAGCCTTCAATTGCAAAGTATAGTCAATTTCTAGTGGGTGATTTACGCTTTCTTCCCAGTTAAAATTGATTGGGGTGACTACGAAGGATTGATTCTGTTTAACAATATCGAAAACTAATCTCCAACCAGCATTGGCGGGATTTCTTTTGCCTTCTTCATACTGTTCTAAAAATTGCTGAAGCATTATGGTCTGGTAATATCCCGTACCAAAACCTTCGGCTTCTGGATCGCTTCCATTTAATTGTTCTTGTGGATTGGTATTGTCTGGTCTATAATTTATTGGTTTAGCAGCGTTTGATCCTGTAGTTATATTGTTTATGACAGATGTAAACTGAGTGGCTACATTTTGAGCAGCTTGAATCGTATTACCAAAGATAGATTGTAATACACCTGGTGTCCCAGGCTGAGGTACAATAGAAGGTCTTCCAGGCCAAACACCAAAGGTTCCTTTAATGGAAATGTTTTTAAAACGAACACCTGAATGTTCTTCCAAAACGCCTCTTAGGGTAGCCGAAAGATTGATGGCAAATTGATCCGTAATAGATAGTTGCTGAGGAGTAATGGGCAATCTAAATTCCCAAGAAGAATCCATGGGAATAAAGGCAAGAGTTCCATTACCGAGTGGTTCAATATTTATTTCTTGGGGTTCATCTCCACCTACAACCTTATTTCCATTGAAGGTATCTATTACGATAAGTCGATAATAGGCAAGTTTATCCCAAAGATTTGGGTTAGGTTGCAATTGTGGGAAAAAAGCACTTGAAACCGAAGTCCAGGGAAAGGGAGAGTTTTGGAATGCATATGATTGTACTCCCCCAGAAATAGTAAGGGGGCTCAAATTAGATGAACCAAAATTCAATGAGTTAGTATCGGCGACTCCAAATGGCATAAATATAAGATTGTCGGTTTAGGTTTACACAGATATGTCACTAAATATGTGATATAAAAAGTATATGATTAAATTTAGACTTATTAACTTCTTATTGCTTTTCCTAATTTTAGTATCATTTAACACATTGTTATCTAAGGTAAAAATGCACCCTAAATTTAAAGGGGTGGACCCTAAAGTTCAGACCTATACAGACGAATGGATGGATTTGGCAGGCGCATACGGATTAAATTTCAATCATGAGGTAACTATTGGGTTTGGCGATATTAATAGGCCAAACGTTGTAGCTCAATGCGAATACGGATGGAATTTTAGAGAAATCACAATAGATTCAACATATTGGAACAATATGGATCCTGTCGATAGAAACATGGCCGTTTGGCACGAATTAGGCCACTGTTACTGTAATGAAGGGCACCAATTTGGAAAAGACCATAAAAAATATAATGATGACGGAATTAATCCTCCAGACGGCTTTTTTGACGATAGTTGCCCAAAATCCTTTATGTATCCATATGTTATATACCAGGGGTGTATTTATAAACATTTTTCGCAATATTTAGACGATATGTTCCAAAACTGTAAACCCTACTAATATTATGAACGAAAAAGAAGTGCAAGTAATAAAAGTTGTTTACGATAGATTTATAGAAAGTGAATCTAACGATTGGGGTGATTTGGATTGTAATTTGGAATTCTTTGATTGGTTAACTGATAAGGAATTGATAAATGAAACCAAAGTAAAACGGATAAAACATTCGGAAGGTAAAATTTTTAGATGTACTTCAGCACATAACCAGGAAGACTGCTTTGCACCGTACATTCTTGAGGCGGTGATTTGCATAGTAAACTTATGGGACAAAACAAGAATACTAAATAAAAAAAATAGATACATTCTCCTCTATTATGTTTCAATGTCTGAAATGGGCCTAATTTTTGAATCCTAGTGGTATCTTACCGGCTCTATAATCATACCTAACATAATTTCTTTGGCGTAATCCTTATCTTTCTGAACGCCTTCATGAATTACTGCGACCAAATCTTTTATTAGTCCTGAATAGATTTTTTTCGCTTGAGACATTGTAAACAAATAGTATCCTTCTTGGTTAAAAAAATCCCCGTCAAAGTGAATTACAAAATATTCCGATTCAATCATAGAAATTTGCTTTATAGTATAACTACCAAAATAAAAATTGTCTTTTTTCATAATTCCCCTATGTTGCCGTTCCAGTTCCATTTCCACTACCACCAATTCCACAAGTTTGCGATACACTAGGAGTGCAATTCCCAGTTATTGTAACCGTTCCTGTAGAGCGCTCTTCGATTAAAGCGACATAGGATTCTGCTATGGCTTGAGCTAATCTGGGCCAAAATACTCCCACAAAGTTAGGTGCTCCAGAAACTATAGCGGCTTGAATTGCGGTTGCGATCAAGCCAGAAAATTGACCATCTGAAATAATTCCTGTGCCCATGTAAATTTCCGGGTGGGCAGAAACAAGTGTCCAGGCAAGTGGATAGTAAGTTAAAATAGAGTCGTTAATTCCTTCACATAAGGCTAACAGGTATTCTCCTGAATTTCCTGTACTGGGAGGATATGCATCGTGAGAAGTTTTACCGAAATCTGCAATAATATAGTTTCTTACTCTGGTATATAGATCTTCAACAAAAAAAGTAGGATCTGTAACTATACCAATTCCGGCCCCCACTCCGGGAACAAGTGGCGAACCTTGGTTGCCGGTATCATTTGTCGTAAATTCAATTACTGGGCCACCAGAAACTAGGCCCATACCAATTGCATTTGCAAATTCAATATAATAAGAAGGATTGTTTTGGGATAAAGGGGCATGTCCGCTTACAGCAGTCATCCTAGTATTAACGTTTGTTTTGACCAATGCTGCTAGGGCTGAACCGCTGGCTGCCATAATTGTCCTTTGTTGATTCCAGACTTAACTCTTTCAAATCCTAAAGATTTAAAATACACTAAATCTGCCAATATAACGCTATTTTTTTTAGAAAATTCTTCAAATTTTATCTTTGCATTTTCATCCCGAAAATACCCCTTAACTTCAAAATAACAATTCAATTCAGAAACCCAAAAATCTGGGGTATAAAATCCTACGGATGTCTTAAAGGCTTCCGGTTCATACTTCCAACTATAACTCTTTTCATTAAAATATTGAGCCAAAGATAGTTCCCACGAAGATCTCAATCTGTATCCTTTGTATTCAAATATTTTACATTTAGAAATTGAATATTTTTTCTTACATTTTGTAGAGCAATATTTTGCCGTATCTCTTCTTGCTGGATAAACGCTGAATGTGTTCCCACAAGAACATTCTTTTTTGATCAATCCGCCTTTATAATTTGGATTATTTTCACCACTAAAACTTTCTCTGGCGAGAATGATTTTCTTAGAAACATTTTTTCTTTCATTGGATTTTTGATAACATGAATTGCAATATGGGTATTTTTTGTCTCTTAAATTTTGAACTCTTTGAGTAAAAATGTTATTACAAATAGCGCAACTAAAATCTGCAACGGAATATTTCTTGTCGCAATCATGTCTTTGGTTAAAAAAATGTATCATACGTCACTCAAAACAGTGGTACTTGGTTGAACAGGGACTCCAGTTATGAAATCGATTACATTCTGATGAGAATTTGCTGTGGTAATACCAGAAACTGGATTATTCAAATCAATTTCACTCGCTTTAATAACAGTCTTACCAGAAGAAGTTACTGTAGCGGAAGCACAAGTTATCTTTACGTCTGCGGTAGCCGTAACATTCAAATTAGTATTAGTAATTAAATTAATATCCTTTTTTGCATTAATCGTAGCATTGCCCGTTGTTTTGTCCATTCTAAATGTTACCATAGAATGGTCTACTTGAAAAGAGCCATCTTTCTCTATTTTCACTTCGGTGTTCCCTTGACTAGAATCGGTTGGAATTCCTTGGCTGTCAGTAGTCCCCTTAAAAATAAGGGAACAAGATCCATCCTGATTAATTTGTATGTTTACTCCGTTATACTCTCCGTAAAGTTGAGGGGCATTACTTGTAACGTTCGTAGGTCTATCTGGATGAATTAAGGTTCCTACCACAATAGCCTTATCGCCAATATTGTTAAGGCATTGGATCAATACAATAGCTCCGTCTTGATTTGAAAAGGTTGGAAAGCCCTTACTATCTTGTTTCATGAGAGGTCTTAATGTGAATTCAAGATAATCTGCAATAGAACCAAAGCCCTGCGTAGAAAGACAGTTTTTGTACAGAATTGAAGTCGATCCTTTGTTTTCATTTTGTTCAATTGTTAAAACATCATACTCTGTACAGAGACCATTTTGGTTTTGTGGGTCGGTAGGAGCATAGGATCTTTTTACTAGTCCGGCTTTAATACCAGTATTCTTATAGGAACGATTAAAGGCGGCAACTGCTGTCTCACTACCATTTGGGGACAACAAACCGAAAGGAACAACTGTGCCGCTAGCTAATTTGGTACTCATTTATGGAGTCCTCTTGAATTTATTTATTCCGGTATTGGTGTTTGGTTGAGTAAAAGAGTTGGAATTAGCAATAGGAGGAGGTTCTGGATTGTCAGTTCTATAAACTGTGTCTTGTGCTTCAGATACACCCGGAAGAATCTGTGTTGTATCGTAATCATTAGTGCGTTTATCGTAACCGCTACCAAAACTCATTTCACTATAGTCAACCTGATTACCACTTTGAATGCTAACGCCGGAACTTAAAGTCGTATCGGTTCTAAAAAACTTTTTTCCATCTGGCTGTTGGTATGCCGTATGATTTATTCCCTCAATGTGATAAACGGTCTTATCAAATTGTAGATTGTCTCCCACTGCAATAGGTTCTGGTATTCCAACCCAATTAATTGTTCCGCTAAATTTAAGGTGTCCACCAATTAAAGAATCTCCCATGATTCTTGCCCATCCTGGAGATCTAAATCCATTTGCACTATAAGGGGCCTGAGGAAGTCTGTCGAACTCAGAAGTAACAACATATGGACGCAAACCATTCCTTCTTACATCATCAATGTCATAAACATAATTTTGTTGTGCGGTTTCGTCTGAAATGTCAAAGCCTGCAGGTCCACTTACAGATCTTCCGTAATACTGAACAAAATTCATTCTTAGGGCCTCATCTTTTCCCAAATTAAACCCAAAAGCTAAGGATGGATGGATATTCCATCTTGGTATTGACATAAACCTTGTAACTTTATAAGATCCATTTGCAAAATTATCGGTCGTAAAGGGTATCTGTCTAAATACTAGAGTTGGCATGACACTTCCACTTGGGGCAACCCTAAAGCATGTATAAAGTTCATTTAATGGAGCATTAGTAAATTGATTCAAAATAGCCCATGCCTTAATTTGATTCCAGTACTCTGGTTTAGTTACTGTATCGCCTTCGACAGGATTTGGCAAGAAAATAAAACGTCCATTACCCTGTGCCGTTGCATTCTGAGGTACTCCAGAAGGATTCATTCCTTGAGCTAAAGTGGCATTTGAGTTTGCGGAATATTGTTGAATTCCGAAAAGATAATTATATGCGTCTTTGGCCGATTGCAAGTGCGAAAGACCAAGTAAATTCCCAACCCCTTGTGGCATAAAAAAGTGTACATTTGGCGTTACGGGAGCAGCGCTATTTGTTTTTCTTCCCAAGTCATCTAATCCGGTTCCAATAAAAGAATTGATAAGATATTGCATTACGGACTGAATTTTCGTTAGGCCTTTTTCGGTTTGCAGATTGGCCCAATCGATACCGATTTGATTTGCAAAAAGCAAAGTATTTTGATCGGACTTATCTATCAAATAAGGATTGAAATAAATACAGTTGTTGAATTCTGTAAAAGCAAAAGCGGTAATCTGAATTGAATAGTATTTAGTTCCAGATTGAGGATCGGTATTTAATATTTTTCTAGCACTTTGAATTTTAAAAAATCCTTTAAACCCATCATTGATGCCATTTATTGGCTTTTGTGCTCTGGCATTGTCGGCAACCCTTCTTGCCTCTGATTCCCAATTAAGCATATTAACGAAAACAAAATCTCCTGGGCTCAACTCGGTTTCATAATTCACATCAGTAATTACCAATGTGGCCGACATAGAGGGTGTAAGTACGGATTTTGAATCAGAAACAGTCAATTGAAGGCAATCGTTTTCAACAACCAATGGCTGAGAAGCAATAGTTGAATAGTTTTGAGTATTTGTAGGTGTAGTTCTTAAAGTATCTCTAACTTTCCATCTTAAAAAAGTTAATACCCAAGCAGGACTTGTTTGGTGAACAAAAATGTCATTTGCAAGATCATTGGCATTAGATCCATTAGGTAGAATATCATAAGTGTAGGCTGTATGGTTGGCTGCCATGATTAATGACTACCCCCAGAAGGACTAGGAGGACCCGCACTTTGCTGATTAGGTGCTTGGGCGGGTATTCCTAAGAAATTGTTTAATTGAGTTACTGCTTTCGCTCTTTCTACCGCATCGGCGGAAGTATTCATTATTTTTACTAGATTTGCAATATTTTGTCCAAATTTATCAAGTGCATCTTTTGTTGGAGCAATCTGAGATTGTAAACTGGAAAATAAATTATTGAAAAGTTTATCTCCCTGAGCTTGAATTGCATTCGTAGCATCTCCAGCCCTTCCACCAACGCCTGCTTCTAATTGGGCTTTCTTTGCATCTTCTAGAGCTTTATTTTGCTGTTTTGCATCTCCAGACGCCTGTGCGTCAACATAGGCTCCAGCAAAACGGAAGTCTTTTCCTAAATCTGGATTCTCAACCGTTGCATTTATCTCTGCTTGACCCAAAGCAGAACTAACTTCTTTTTGTTGATCTTTGGTTAAAGAGGAAGTATCCAAAACAGACTGAAGACCGTATTTTTTCTTAAGATCTTTAAGTTTTTGAATCGATGTGTCACTGCTTTTAAATTTATTTTGAGACGCAGCAGTTACTTTATTTGCTTCCTGAATAATTTGCTCAGGACTTATTGGATTTCCAGCCCTAGAAGCATTCTCTGCCAATTTCTGGACCATAGGGTTATCAACTGTTAATTGATCAATTGGAATATTAAAAAGTGCTGCCCTAGAAAAAGTATCTAACTTATTGAGGACTGGATTTTTAATGATTCCGGCAGCACGCATTGTTCCGGTTGGACCAGTTTGTTCTACGGATTTTTGTCTATATAGTTCATATGCATTCTGACCAGCCTCGATACCTCTTGTAGTCTTATCTCCACCAAAGAATTTACCGACTGTACTCAAAATCTGATCTAGGCCCTCAGAACTTGAAGCACCGGATCTATTTACAATGGTTGCAGCAGATTCAATAAATTTTCTGTTTTCTTCTCTGTATTGGCTACCGTCTAATCCAGTTCTAGTTCCTTCAGCCAATATTTTTATAAATGCGTCTTTTGAGCCAGTGTCAGATCCAATAGACCCAGAAAGTTTTCCTAATACCTGACTGGCATTCGTAACATCTAAATTTCTTTCGGCTTGAAGTGCCGTAATTGAATTTCCTCTAGCAGATCTTGTTGATCCACCAGCACCAATGATATTGGATGCCGCCGTTCTTCCCTGTTGATCTGTAAAACCGGCGTCTTCTACTTTACCGTAAAAGCCTTTACCGCCAAGTCCATATCCATTGCCCCTTAATTCTTCATCGTTTAACCCCAACTGTCTCTGTGTCCCTAAATCGGTCTGATATGTTTGTAGGTACCTGTTAGCTGCTGCGGTTCTGATCCCTCTTTCTGGACCATTTTTAATGGCATTAAACTGTTCTTCTTGGGCTTGAGCTTGTTCATTTTTCTTTGTTTCTTCAAATTCTCTTTGTTGATCTTTAGAACCAAATCGTCCTGCTATTGATCTAAAGGCCTGCATGAAGTTACCATGTTGGAGGGCTCCTGAGCCTTCCTCACCAAATATTAAACTTCCAAGCATTCCTTGTGGCGTTTTTGTATTAGCCTTATACCTACCTGCAATTTTATCTTGGGCGTACTGAGCCGCCTGTAATCGATCGGAATTGAATGTCAAATCTTCTGCGGCACCACCATTTAAAAGGGAATTAAGTCTTTGACCGCCTTGTCCTTGGGTTTGAAAGGTCTGAGCCTCTATTTCCCTGGTTCGAAATTGGGATTCCGCAAATACCCTTCTTGTAGCTTCTATTCCTTTAATCCCAGCAACGGCTGTACCGATACCAGCCATTATCATTCCAGGAACGCCCAAGGCTCCAATGAGACCGGAAAGACTGGTAATACCGCCTTTAGGCATATTGAATGCGCTTCCACCTGCACCGCCAGCGCCGCCTGGGGAAGGCGTCTTGCCGCCTTTAGGATTTAAGGACTGCTGAAGGCGATCTCTAGTCTTTAGAATGGAATTGTAGTCTTCTTCTGCCTTATTGCGCTCCCTTGTCCAATAAGCCTTTTCTTTTTCGTTCTTAACGGATTCAACTTCTTTTCTTGAAATCTCTTCTAGTTTTCTTTTTTTGTCGTCTAATGCCCTATTAGCGATCTGAACAGCTTGCTGATCAAGCCTAGTAGATTTCTCTTTAGATCTTGTAGACTCTAGATTCTCCCTAAATACATCTGAAGAGGTCTTTTCGGCAGCGTTTTTGGATGAAGTCGAGCCAAGTTTTAACTTATCTGCATCCCCTTGAATCTTTTTGATTAATGTCGAAAATGCCTTCTCAAGTTCTGAGGTATCCGCACCAATTTTAAGTTTTGTTTCTAATGACATTGTGAAGACCCCAGATTAAAATTAGACCCTTATAAGATAAGATTGACGGTTTAACCTTTACTTACTTATATCACTTGACCTCAACCTTTAAATAGGGTATAAATATAGTATGGCTAAAAAGACCAAAAAACCCAAAAAGGTCGTAAAAAAGACAAAAGAAAACAAAAATACTAAGGAAATTAAGTACTTAGAAAGATTAATTGAGTTAAGTTTGAGGAATGTTACTGGCAAATCAGAAGAATTAGATAAGTTATTCACGAATCAGGCCAATAGGATGAAGGAGCAGATTATTAAATTAGAAGCAAATATCTATTTTAATAAGTGTTTTCTTGAAATTAAGTGATATATTAATTTTATGCATGACGACGATTACGATGATGATTGTTTTGACGCTTTTAGGTATCTCTTGGGAAGTCTTAATGATGATATTAAAGATGATTCAGAAGAATACCCTCGAATGGTTGGTATGAGTAAGTGGCTACAATTAGAAGCTGAAGCCGCTACTGCCAATATTTTTCCAGATGTTGGGGTAGATTGGGCTCGCATGGAACCAGAAGCCAGGACCTGTTCCCACGAATGGGCGATCTATCAGGGACTAAATGAAAAATATGAATTTTGTAAGAAGTGCGATGAGAAAAAATGAGAGTTAAAATTAAAAAATTGCATCCAGATGCCATCATACCAAAATACGCAACTCCAGGCGCTGCCGGTTTTGACTTGGTTGCCATTGAAGATGTAGCTATCGAACCTAGCACTACGGTTCTGATTAAAACAGGACTATCTTTTGAAATACCGGAAGGCTACGAACTTCAAATTCGCCCACGATCTGGGACGTCTTTAAGAACACCTCTTAGAGTAGCAAATAGTCCAGGAACTGTTGACGCCGATTATCGCGGAGAAGTTTGTGTGATTATGTCTAACATTCAAGTACATCCATCATACAGTGCTGGGCTATATGGTGTAAGTTTAGCGCAATACATTAACAAGGGTGATCGTATTGCTCAAGGCGTTATCTGTCCAATTATTCAAGGTTCGTTTGTTGAAGTCGAAGAGTTAAACAATACCCAGCGTGGTGCGGGTGGATTTGGGAGTACTGGGGTATGACATCTAGAGATTTTGCATATTGGCTCCAGGGTTTCCTTGAGGTTTCTAATCCTACACATATAGGAGAAAATGAAACCACTATTATTAAAAATCATCTAAATATGGTTTTTAAGCACGAGATCGATCCTTCTCATGGCGATAAAAAGCATCAAGAAGAATTGAGTAAAATTCATCAGGGATCCTCATTGCCAATTTCTGACGAAATGCGTCGCGTGCTGCAATCTGGGATTATCGAAGCTAAATTTAACTGTTAAGGAAATCATATGCCCAAAGCAATACTGGAATTTAATTTACCAGAAGAAAAGGAAGAGTTTGAGTCAGCCAAAAATGGTGGGTGTTATAAACTTGCTCTTTGGGATCTAGACCAATACCTAAGAGGTATCTTAAAATACAATAGTGATGCTCATGACCAAAAAACAATCGACGAATTACAAAATACAAGAAATAAACTTCATGAGTTTCTTCACGATTACGATTTGAGTTTATAAAAAATTTGCGGCTGCGTGGAAAGCTAGTTAGGTACTGGAAGAGTCGTGCGCTCCAGTTTAAGAT